CTTGGCGAGGGCGGCTCGGGCGGACTGAAGGTTGCCTTCAAAATCGGCAGCGTTCATCGACTTGTGCCCGGCTGTACGAAACCACTCTTCCGCCATCCAGAGCAACCCGCCTGCGCGCGTGCATTCACGGATGATGTCCGGAACCGCCGTGATGGCGGCCAGATTCGCGCGGCGTTCGTCGGCAAAATCGCCGCTGTCGCAAGCAACACTTGCGATCCACCGAGAAGGCTTTCCAGCAACGACTACCAAGCCGTCAGTGTGCCAAGGCCCCGCCGTAAATTTCGATGTGGTTGACACTGTGCGTGACCTCCAGAGCAGCGGGGTGTCCGGTGCTGATGGGGTCGGTTATGTACCCTGTGAAGGTACGTGTCAACATGTATTTGTACCTTTAGCGGGTACGTAAAATTCCGCCGGCCCTTAACGCAAAAAGCCCCACCGAAGCAGGGCCTTTGAGATTAGATAAGGGGATTTTTACTTAAGGTCTTTCAGCGTGCACTCCTTGTTGCGCATCGACCATGACCCATCGGAATAATTCACCTGCTCTTTGCCGCAATAACCGCTGGCGGTCAGCCGGGCGACCCGCGCCTTGTTCTCCGCGTCGGCATTGCTGTTGAATGTTTTGCGAAGGCTCTCATGCGCATTGTAATTGCTCAAGGCGAAGTTCCGGACCTCTTCCACTTGAAACTCCAAGCTGGCCACCTTCCGCTCCAGGTCAACAATTCTATGCTCTTGCCGGTTCGCCTTACTCAGCGCGTCCCTTGCGGTCGCGTCTGTCGCGGTTACGCGTTCGCTCGGCTGCTGGCATGAGGATAGCCCAGCGAGCATGAGCGCAAGCAGGTATCGTGTCATCGGAGCCCCCGATCTATCAGTTGTATCGTCGAGCGTGTTTGGGGGTAATCGCGCGGATTGGCGTAGCCCAGGCAAGCTCGCAGTCTTCCATATCGGCGGCATTATAGGACCGCAGCGTGAAGAGGTTCGGCTTTGTGCCCTTGGCGAGCTGCTTTAGGTAAGTCTCGCCCGTCACAAGCCGGCACGCGCATACTGCGCCGACATCCTGCATATCGACGCCATCATTGTCCCGGCTGATATAGATGATATCGCCGGGGTCGAACTTAGGCAGCATGGATTCCCCGTGCACCTCAAGGCCAATCAGCTCACCAGCGGTTTCTGGAGGACGTGGGACCATCTCATCAAAGCCAAGATCATCGAACGCAATCGTCCCGCCTGCACCTATCCTACCCACTATCGGCACCAGATCCCCCAAAATGTCTGAAGGTGCACAGTTGAGGATTTGCGACAGACGATCAAGCCACCGATCGTTCATCGGTATGTCGCCGCGCTCTAACTTAGTCACAGTTGACCGGCCAGAGTTCAACGCCTTGGCTAGCCCGTCTTGCGTGAAGCCAGCCTTTTTCCTGAGGTGAGCTAGTCGATTTTCCATGCGCGAATTTTGTCCCGTAGCAGGGGACAAGTCGAGAACCGGGGCAAGGTACAAAGGGGCTTGCGGAATGTACCCTGACAAGGTACGTTCCGTTGCATCATGACAGACACCCCGCTTCGCAGGTTCCTTTCCGATCAGTCCCTGACCGCAGAGGATTTCGCTTCCGCCAAGGGCATGAGTGCTTGGAGCGTGCGTCATTGGGCGCGCGGTGACAAGGTGCCGTCCCTCCAGTCACAGATCGACATTGAGCAGGCAACTGCTGGGGCCGTTAAGCCTGCCGATTGGCTGGGCTGGACGCTCTCTGTCGCAGCCGCCCGCCAGACCGGCGCCGCCGCGTGAGCGCGCCCGTCCGCAAAATCATGGCAGAGGCTCTGGTCGGAGCGATGATGCTGCGGCCGGTAATCTTCGCCATCCGGCGCGCTGACACGCCGCAAGACATCGACGCGATCATCAATGACGCGATCGATCGCGATTGGCTGCTGCCCGATCAATTGCCCCTCCTCCTTGAAGAGATCGCAGCATGACCCGCACCCTCACCACCCACGCAATCCTCGCCCTCAACGCCGCGCTGTGCATCGCACTGGCGGTCGCGCCTTGGGTGGGTTGAATGGGCGAAATCATCATCTCCATCGTGCTTTGGTGCATCGTGATCGCGTTGCTGACGTTTGGCGGCATTGCTGGTTTCGTCTGCGGCATAGCCTGGATCAGCGCGGGCGCTTGGATGGTCAGCAGGACACCAAGCCGTGGCACTGCTGCCGACCTTTCTTTTGTCGTGATGTGGCCTGTCTACGTCGCGCTGGGCCGCTGACCGATGTTCGGCTCCCGCGCAGACCTCGCCCGCGTCACCGCAGCCCTCGACCGCGATCCGTTCGCTGACCCGGTTTCCGTTATCGGAATTCCGATTTCGCGCCGTGAAGCCCGCCGCCTCGAACGCGAGCTGACCGCCAAGTTTTCCGCCAGCCCTTCGGTTGGTCGCACGGCCGCCGTGACTGCGCACAGCCTGCGCGGCGGCCAATCCATCGAACTCAACCTCAATCATCATGGAGCGTGATATGACGCACCGCACAAGTCAGGTCCGTGCAATTCGCATGTGCAGCAGGACGGAAGTGTCCGGCAAGCTCGCCGCCAGCTGGGCCCGCATTTCCGCTGGCCACAAAGGTGATTTTGCCGACAAGCTCGACATCAGCACCAAGACGATCGACCGTGCTCTGATCGGCGAGACGCTGCCCGGCCTCGATACCGCGCTCAATAGCCTGGCGTTTGACGTTACGGCGCTGGACGAGGTGTTTGCGCTTTACGGGCTGAGCATCAAGCCGCTCATTGCCGCGCCGTCGAATGACCTCACCACGATTTCCAGCCTCTCGAACCTTGTCGGGCAGTTCGCCGCGGCACTGTCTGACGGCCAGCGCGATCACCGCGAGACGCTGCAGCTGGCGGATATGATCCGGCCGGTGATGGCTATGCTCTCGGCGATCTGCGCCGAGGCTGATGCTGTGAGGGCTGCGTGATGGGCTGCGTGATGGGCTGCAAGACATGCGGCTGCGCGCTTGGCCCACGCAACAAGTCTGGATATTGCCGACCTCATATCGCAGCACGCAATGCCGCCGATCCGGTTTGGCGCGCGAAGCAGGCAGATGGTGTTCGTCGCAAGCTGTCTCACGATCCGGTCTATCTCGACCAGAAGCGCGCCGCCGCGCGCGCCTTGAGCGCCGACCCCGATATTGTTGAGCGCCGCACCCGCCGATTTCGTCAGGACAAGGTGTGGGAAGCAGGGCATCGCGCCGCTCTCGACCCTGAGGTGCGCGCTCGGGCTGGACGCTCAATCAGCGAACGCCGCCTTGGTTGGTGCCCGGTCCATCTGCGCGCCGAATACACCGATCTGATCCGCCGCAAGCGCTTCACCGCCGCCGAAGCGCGCGCAATGATCGAGGATCAGAACGAACTCGATATGGCCCGCTGGCGCCGGTCGATTGGTGTCGCTGATGAGAAGGCCGAGATTGCTACGCTGGCCGCGGCAGTCCGGGCGCGGAATCTCACGCCATTCGAGCGCGCCATGCAAGCGGCGGCGGCAGTCTTCGATGTCACCGAGGATCAGATCATGTCTCGCGACCGTTCGCGGCATATCTCCATCGCCCGGTACTCGCTTGCTTACACCTTGCAGCGCTCCGGGATGTCCACCCCGAAGATTGCCGCTGCACTTGGCCGCGCCGACCACACCACCGCCATCCACCTTATACGGCGGGCACATTGGTTCGCGGCACACGACATGAAGTTCGCTGCGCAGATGGCCCACGTCATCGGCGCCTGGGACGGTGATTTGCAGGTGGCGGCATGAACGCCCTGTCCCTCGACCAGATCCGCGCCGGCTGCATCGCCGCGCCTGTCAGCCTCGATAGGCTGGAGCTTGGCGTGACTGGTGCTGAAAAGCGCCTGCGCCGGGCCCGTGAGAAGGCTGATGCCGCAGAGGCAGAGCTTGATGCCGCTGTGCAGTGGCTAGCGCGCATGAAGGCCGAGCGCGCCGCGTTCGTGGATGAGCAGGGGTTTTTGCTGTGATTCTAGCCCTTCCTTATCCGAATAAGCTGCTCTGGCCCAACGGCAGGACGCGCAACCCGCGCGCCAAAGCGGCGCAGGTCAAGAAGCACCGGCAATGGGCATACTATGCCGCCTGCGCCGAGCGGGAGGCTATGTTCCTGCTGTTGCGTTCTGCGTCTGTCCCTGGCGCCATAGGTCTGCACATCACCGTGCATGGCAAGCGTACCGGCCCGATGCCCGACAAGGACAACGTGGTCGCATCGGTGAAGGCATATCAGGACGGGATCGCTCAAGCCCTCGGCATCGACGACAAGCACTTTGCTACGCCGACGGTGGAGTTCGCTGCAACGCGGACTGGTGAGTTTGTCATCCGGGTTGGAGGCGCCGGCCTGTGAGCGGATTTGTCTATTTCATCACGCCCGAGGCGGCGCTTGTCCGCTCCGAAGAGACGCAGCTAGTTAAGATTGGCTTCACAAAAAAAGACCCGCGCACCAGGCTTGCGACATTGCAATGCGGATCGCCGCTGCACTTGGTCCTGTGGGCGTACGTCGAGGGCTCCGAGGCCCTAGAGCGTGCATTCCATGAAGCGTTCTCCGAGTTGCGATCGCATGGCGAATGGTTCCTCCTGCAAGACAAGCTCTACGGCTTCCTTAGCTATCTCGGCGATGAGCCGAACATTGGCAATCTGATTGGCCGCGAGCGGGTATGCGTTGCACTGTTCGATAACGTCTCCAACCCCTGCCCCACGTTCATCCCTGATGATGAGTACCTTTGGTCTATCTCGGGGGACATACGGCCCCTGACGCCATTCTACCCGGAGGTGATTGAGGCATGAACACCTCAGACCTCATGAAGGCCATGGCCGACGCAGGGGCGCCATTCGATGCGATCCTCATTGCCGTGCGCGCTCTTGAGGAAAAGGACGCAGAGATAGCGCGGCGGGACGAAGAAGCCGCAGAAAAGCGGGCGAAAGATGCTGAAAGGAAGCGCTTGGAGCGCTCCGGCCGTGTCCACGGACAGTCCACGGACATTCCAGAGACTGTCCAAGACGTGTCCGAGGAAACCTCCCTTCCTCTCCCCCCCAATGAGAATAACTCTAACCCCCCCACACCTACCCACCCGAAAAAACTCACCACGCGTGCGCGCAAGGGCTCCCGGCTTTCGGCTGATTGGGGCCCTGCTGAACTGGACGAGGCGACAGCCTCTGAGGTTTCGGCCTGGCCGGTTGGAGCGATCGAGCGGGAGCTCTCGAAATTCCGGGATTGGGCGAAGTCCGCCCCCGGCGCGAAGGGGGTGAAATCCGACTGGGACGCAACTTGGCGCAACTGGCTCCGCAAAGCACATGACGAAGGACGGTACGGAAATGCAGGCAATCGGAACAATTCTGGGACGCGCCCTGCCGGAAACGGCGGAAAACCCAAGGACGGCGTTGCCGCTGCGCTCGATCGCAGACTTGGACTTGACGACACTCCCGGCCCGTCTGGACGACGCCACGCTGGCGATGGTGCAGGAAATCGCGGACTCGCCCTTGTGCCGTCCCGAACCCTGCTCTGAACGCCATCTCGGCCAGTGCCTTCGCGTCATGCAGGCTGTGCTCCCGAAGCGGAATGCCGACGAGATCACCGGCGAATTGTTCGTCGCGGCATACATCAAAAAGCTGCTGCCGTACCCGCAGGACCAGATCAGCTACCTCGCCGACCAGGCCATGGAACGCTGCAAGTGGTTTCCCACGATCGCGGAATGCATCGAGATCATGGCCGGTTGGCGACGGGTTGATGATGCCACGCAGCGGCAGGCTCTGGCGAGCAGGCTTGCGGCCAACGAACGGCATGAGCGCAGGCGGGAAGCCCCAGCGACCCGATGGCCACGGCCTGCATTCACGCAGGCGACGGTGGACGCCCTGCCTGATCCGCTTGTGAGCATCGGCTTGGGCTGCGGCGCGCTGGTCAAGGACGCTTCGGGTAAGATCGTGCCGGCTCCTGAACCGGACGACGCAGCATGAACCCGCATGATCCGCATCCAGGCTATTCCGACCCGGGACGCCTCTGCGCGCACTACAACCGCAACATGCGCGAGCCCGGCTTGCTCTGGATGGTCGGCGGCGACGGGCGCCCTTTCCTGACCGACGACGAGGCTGTGACGGCTGAGCGGCATCGGAAGGATAAGGCGGCGAAGGAGGCTGAGGCGCAGCGGCACAACCACCGGATCATGCATCCGATCGACGATTTTGCGGAGGCGGCGGAATGACCGATCTTTTCACCGCCGCGCCCCGCGCCAAGGCAGGCACCGGCAATGGAACCCTACTTGGCCACCTAGCCAACGGGATGAGCAAATCAGATATGGCCCGCAACCACCGCGAGGGCCGCTATCCCGATGCGCATCCGGTGTATCTGGCGCTGATCGGAATTCGGCCATGACGCTACACGTCACCGTCCACGCCATAGAGCGCGCCATGCAGCGGATACCCGGCATCACGTCTGAGGCGAAGGCCCGCGCTGTCCTGTCCACTGACGCGATCCACAAGGCTGTCGAGTTCGGCGCGATCGCTGTGACCCTGGGCACAGGCCAGCGGCTCGTCATCAACGACGGCTCCATCATCACCGTACTGTCGAAGGAACGTAGGCGCATGCACGCCCACCGCCGGCGGTACCGCAATTACCATGAGGGGGAATGACCATGGAGTACATGGAAAGCCAGATGCAGAACCAGCTAGAGGCCAGTCTGATCGACCAAGCGTATAGCGAGGGCTCGGCGAAGGCGGCAATGCTGGCTGACCTACTGACCAAGGCGATGGGCGACATTTCCGCCGCGCTAATCATGGCCGGCAAGCAGGACAAGATCGCCAAGTGGACGGCCCCCTACGTCAAAGCGCTCAACGCGTTTGACGCGGAAGCGGAGCAACCGCCCACCCCGACGGGCGACATGGTGGCATCTGTCGAGGCAATGCGCGCCGCTTGCATCGAGGCAGTGAGGGCAGAACAGAAATACGAGGCGTCCGACTTCCCCGTTTGCAACGCCATTGTCTCGGCAATCAAGGCTATCCCGATCTGGTATTCGGGAGCTTCCACAATGGGCGAACGAGATGCGATCGTCACGTGGTTGCGAGATCGGCAGGAGATATTCCGCAGCGAATACGCGGTTTCGGTCGATCCTGCGGTCAGAGCCATCGCTGATGCCATTGAACGTGGAGATCACCTTACCGCCCAAGCGAAAGCGATGGAAGCCCGAAGGGCCGAGACGGGCACCGGCTCGGTTCACGACAGCGCGGTGCCGCAGGCATTCGCCCAGCCCTGCGCCCCCGGAGACCCCGCATGAACGCCATCACCATCATCGAGGCGGCGCCGGTCCCTGCCACCCTGGAAGACTGGATAGCCCAAGGCCGCTCCCTGGTCGCCCAGCGCCTCGACACAGACTGGCGCATTGCCGACTGGATGGCAGAGGGTAAGACCGCTGGCCACCTTACCCAGGCGAAGTTCGACTTCCTGCAGGACAACCTCGGGCTGGCCCCGAAGCGCTTGAAGGACGCTCTGAAGGCAGCGACCACTTTCCCGCCAGCCCTGCGCGACAGCACCCTGTCCGTAGAGCATCACGCCGCTGTCGCCAGCCTGCCCAAGGACGAGGCCCTGCCGCTGCTCAAGCGCGCCGCCCGCGAACACCTGAGCGTGAACGACTGTCGGGAGGTCGTGACGCAGCGCCGGTACGAGACGGGCGCAAACTTTGCGGACGAGGACACCGACAGCACCCTGTGCACCCACATCGTGCGGGCTTGGAACCGCGCGACCCCTGATGCCCGCCGCAGCTTCCTCGACCTGCAGCGCGCCGCCAAGCTGGCCATCATCGACGAGGACGAGGCAACCCATGACGACGCGTAAGCTACTGCCCACCTCTGCACCCAAGCCGATCCCGCCCGAGTTCCTTGAGAAGTTCGCCGCTCATGGCTGGCGCCGGGTGGAGAACATCTGGGGGCGATCGACCGTGGTGGCATGGCGCAAGGCGTTGGGGGCGAAACGTCTTGCCGAGGCTCGGAAGCGGTATTTGCGGGAGCATGGGCGGTGAATGATCGTCAGCGTCGGTTCGTCGAAGAGTACCTAGTCGACCTGAATGCCACACAGGCAGCAATTCGGGCGGGCTACAGCGTGAAGACGGCATATTCGCAGGGCGAGCGCCTGTTGAGGAATGTTGAGGTCGCTACCGCTATCGCTGCTGCTCAGGCGGATCGCTCCAAGCGGACCCGCATCGATGCAGATTGGGTGCTCGCTCGCCTTGGCGCCGAAGTAGAGGCGGACCTCGCTGACCTTTACCGCGAAGACGGCAGCGTGAAGCCTGTGCACGAGTGGCCATTGATCTGGCGGCAAGGTCTCGTCGCCGGCGTCGAGGTCGAACGGATCGGCGAAGGTGCTGGCACGGTGACCAAGCTGAAGATCAGCGAACGCATCAAGCGTATCGACCTGATCGGCAAACACATCGACGTGCAGGCGTTCAAGGAGAGGATCGAGCACACTGGCGGGCTTACCGTCGTGGTGGATGCGAAGGACGCTGCGCTATGACCGTCTACGTCGACGATGTGCGCCACCGCTTCGGCAACATGGTCATGTGTCACCTGTGGGCCGACACCTTGGAAGAGTTGCTGTCCATGGTCGACACGATCGGCGTGCAGCGGAAGTGGATACAGGGCCACCCCACGCTGTCGTTCGGCAAGCACCGCAACGCGTCGTGGGTCCACTTCGACATCAGCCTGAGCAAGAAGGCCGAAGCTCAGCGCTATGGCGCGATCCTGACCGATCGATACGGTCCGGTAGTGCATACCTCTCGCCTCGACATTGCTTCCGGCGACCCGGCACGTGAAACGCGCGGCCGGAAGATGATGGAGATGGTGGCAAATTGCCGCGGCATGCGGAATGTCGCGAGCGCATGAGCCCAGCCACTGGCTTCACCTCCGAGATTACCGCTGAACGACCCGGCATAGGCCACAACGGCGGCCCGCCGATCGCCAAGCTGACCCCGAAGCAGGAGGAGGCGCGCGACCTACTCGCCAGCGCCGCCACCAACATCATGCTTCGCGGCGGATCCCGCTCAGGCAAGACGTTCCTGCTGATCCGCGCTATATGCCAGCGCGCCATAAACGCGCCCGGCGGCCGGCATGCGATCTTCCGCTTCCGGTTCAACCACGCGAAGACCTCGATCTGGTCCGACACGCTGCCCAAGGTTCTCAAGCTATGCTTCCCGGGCCTGGCGGTGACCTGGAACAAGACCGACTTCTACATCGAGTTTCCGAACGGCTCGCAAATCTGGATCGGGGGCCTCGACGACAAGGAGCGCGTCGAAAAGATCCTGGGTGCCGAGTATGTGACGCTCTACTTCAACGAGTCCTCGCAGATCGCGTGGTCGTCGGTCGAAATGGCGATGTCCCGCCTGGCGCAGAACGTGCCGCTCGATCCCGCCATTGCCGCCGCAACCGGGCGCACGCACCTGTCGCTGAAGGCCTACTTCGACTGCAACCCGCCTTCCAAGCTGCACTGGTCCTACGTGCTGTTCCGCGCGAAGTTGAAGCCCGGCACCAAGGAGAAGTTGGCCGATCCTGACGATTACGCCGAGATGCTGGTGAACCCGGCCGACAATGCCGCCAACCTGCCGCCCAAGTATTTCGAGATCCTCGCCAACATGAGCGCGGCGCAGCGCCTGCGCTTCGAGAAGGGCGAATGGGCGAGCGACGTCAACGGCGCGCTGTGGACGATCGAGGATCGCGTTACCGAAGGCGGCGAGATACCGGGCATCGATCGCTTCCGAGTGGCGAAGGACGGCCTGCCGGACATGCAGCGCATCGTCGTCGCGGTCGATCCATCAGGCACCAAGGGTGATGGCGGCGGGGATGACATCGGTATCGTGGTCGCTGGCAAGGGCGTGGATGGCCGAGCCTATGTGCTGGAGGATGCGACGTGCCAGCTATCGCCCGAGGGCTGGGGGCGGCGGGTGAATGAGCGCGCGTCTCACTGGAACGCTGACTGCATCCTGGCTGAACGCAACTTTGGCGGCGCGATGGTCGGTGCGGTGCTACGCGCGGCGGGGATAAAGACCCGGTTCAAGGAGGTCACCGCCACGCGCGGCAAGGTGATACGCGCCGAACCTATCGCCGCGCTCTATGAGCAGGGCAAGGTCAGCCACGTTGGCAACCTGCCTGATCTGGAGGATCAGATGTGCAACTTCACGGCGTCGGGCTACGTCGGTGAGGGATCGCCTGACCGGGCGGATGCGCTGGTCTGGGCGATGACTGAGCTGATGATGGGCGGCGCAACCTACAACCCCGACGCATGGTGACAGCGGTAAAAGCCGCCACCTCCGAAACGTACCGTCCCCCTATGGCAGGCTCCCCCATTCTCGACGCCAGCGGTGCGCCTTTCGCCACCCCCACGCAATCGCCTGTGCCGCGCAATTTGAACGACGGGATCATGGAGGCGATCGAGTTCGCCGGCAGTCCCATGCAGCAGTTCGGCGGTGCGATGTCTCGCATGTTCGCACCCCAGCTGGCTTATGCCGCGTACTGCGCCAGCGGAATGATGCAGCGGGTCATCGAACTTCCCGCCAACGATCGTGTGCGCGAATGGCGCGACTGGCAGGCTGACCAAGAACAGATCGAGAAGTTGGAGGCTGAGGAAAAGCGCCTCGGGTTGGTTGCCAAGATCAAAACCGCTGAAATTCTGCGCGGTCTTGGGGGCGGCGCCCTGATCCTCGTAACGGCCGGCAATCATGCCGAGGCCATCAACGTCACGCGCGAAGGCGGCCTCGTCGCGATCAATGTGGTCCACAAGGATCAGATCACCCTCGTTGACATCGAGCAGGAACTTGCCAGCCCGACCTACGGGATGCCGAAGTCCTACAAGATCGGCAACCTGCAGACCGAGTTCCACCCTTCCCGAGTTGTGTGCTTCCGTGGCGATCCGCTCATGGTCGGTAACGGCGTCAGTATGGATCAGGCGTTTTGGGGGCAATCGCGCCTTGTCCGGTTGTGGAAGTCGGTGGAGCGATCTGACAATGCTCAGGCGTGGTTCGCGGCACTGATCCGCAAGGCAAAGCTGCTGCGCATCGGCATCCCCAACCTGACCGACAGCATCTCCAAGCCAGGCGGGCAGGAGCGCATGAATCGGCGTATGAGCGCCATTGCCCTGAGCGAAAGCGTTCTCAACGGTACGCTGTACGACACCGGCGACGGCACCAGCCCCAGCGAGAAAATCGACGACTATCAGGTGTCGTGGAACGGTATCCCCGCGATGATGGATGCGTTCGACCAGCGCATCGCCGCGGTGTCGGGTATTCCGTTCACCGTTTTGCAGGGGCGCTCGCCCGGCGGCCTGAACGCGACTGGCGACCACGATCGGCAGAACTGGAACCGGGAGGTCCAGCAGGGCCAGAACCTCGAACTCGCCCCCTGCCTCGACCAGATCGACGCCGCGCTGATCCCTTCCGCGCTTGGATCGCGCCCGCCTGAGGTATGGTACAAGTTCGCGCCGCTCTCGACGCCCACTGAGGCGGAGGAAACGACGCGCTTCAAGACATGGACCGAGGCCGCCGAGATCGTCCGCACATCGGGCGCGATCCCTGACGAGGCCTACGCCAAAGCCTATCAGAACAGCATGTCCGAGAACGGGTGGATGCCTGGCCTCGACGGCGCGCTCGCTGAGCTACCCGAAGACGAGAGATTCGGCCTCAACCCAGACCCTGACGGCACCGACCCGTCAGCGTTGCAGTCGAGCGAAGGAGGTGATCCAAATCTAGCCGGTCAGGGCGGTTCGAATGGAAGCGCGCCGCCCCGCCGTGCTGCGAATGATGCTGCGCCGCGCACGCTCTACGTGTCGCGCAAGGTGCAGAACGTGGCCGCCCTCAAGGCATGGGCCAAGTCTCAGGGCCTTCCCGAACTGCAAGACGACCTCCACGTCACCATCGCCTACAGCACCACCCCTGTGGACTGGATCAAGATGGGAGACGAGGGCTGGAACGGTGACGCCAAGGGCAACATCACGGTCAAACCGGGTGGCCCTCGCGTCGTCGAGCCGCTTGGCGATCGCGGCGCGGTGCTCATGTTCGCGGAATCGTCGCTGACCTGGCGCAATATGTCCATGCGCGAGAACGGGGCGTCGTGGGATTGGCCGGACTATCAGCCGCATATCAGCCTGACTGGCGAAACCGTCGACCTGACCGGTGTCGAGCCATATCGCGGTGAGATCGTGCTGGGGCCTGAGATATTCGAGGAAATCCGCGCATGAAATCGGTCATCGACGCTTCAGACGCCATCCAAGCCGCCATGAAAGCGCTGGGTATCAATGGCTCATACGATGTGCGTCTCGATGGCTCGCGCTCGACGGGTTGGGTCGGTAAGCCCGGCGGGAAAGATTTCGAGGTGGTGGTGACGATCAAGCCGCTGCCGCCGATCGAGGAGAATTGATCATGGCGGTCACCGGGCCCATCATCGTCAAACTGCGCACGAACACCCGCTGGGTTAAGCCCGTCGCATGGGCGCTTTACCCGCTGGTTTGGCTCGGCCTGCTGAGCGGTGAGAGCGCCGTAAGCATCGCCATGCGCTTCGTGCGCATCGAGGCTGTATCGGAGGGCTGGGGCGGTGACTGACAAAGTCGTTGAGGCCCTGCGCAGCATCAAGGCCCATGCCGAAGAGCTTGGCGTGCTGGTCGATCGCGTTGAGGTCCATTTCAGCGAGTATAATGGGGTAGCCTCCATCGGCTTCGAAGCGTTCTACAAGCCTAAACCACTCGCGCAGAGCAAGGCTTGCTTGAGCTACACCGTCGCATCTGACTGATGCCCCGCTTCGACCTAGCCACCCTCGCGCGCCAAGCCCGCCCCGGCAGTCGCAAGCGCTCGATAACCCTGCGCGAGATCGCGCCGCCTGCTGTCCTCGCTACTGATCTGTACCGAACATGCTACAAGCCGGTTATCGACGTCTGGAAAGCAGCCCTACCCCGCATCCTCGACGCCTACGAGCGAAGCCTGTCAGAGATGACGCTAGACTCGCCCGCTGATGTCAACGCAGAGGTCGAAAGCGCAGCCAACGAAGCGAGCCGCCTTATCCTGTTGCTCACCCCGCGCGTGCGGGAATGGGCGCTCAAGGTCGAGAGTTTCGTGCGCAAGGCGTGGACCGGCACTGTGAAATCCAGCACGGGCGTGGATCTCACCACCATCCTGACCACTGGCGATGTCACAGCGCCGCTTGAGCAGCACATCCAATGGAACACCGACCTGATCGCTGATGTGAGCGGGCAGGTTCGCCAGCGTGTCAGCAATTCGGTCTACTCAGGCCTGACCGAGCGCCGCCCTGCCCGAGACGTGGCCCGCGAGATCAATGAGGCTACCGACCTGGGGCGAGACCGCAGCCAGCGGATCGCGTCGGATCAGCTCGGGAAGCTATCCGGCTCGCTCGCCGAACAGAGGCAGCGGGACGCGGGAATCGAGATCGTCATTTGGCGCCACTCCCGCAAGCTGCATCCCCGCGCCCGCCATGCTGCCCGCGACCAGAAGAAGTACCGCCTCGACGGGTATACCGCTGTCGACGGCAGCGAGACGGTGCCGCCTGACGATTGGGTGCAGCGCCAGCCTTATTGCGGATGCCGCACCCAGGCGTGGATTGATCTGCTGGACGAGGTCTAGCCTTCCCCGCCGATTCCCGCCGTGGTATGACCGGGCCAGCGGTGCGCTAACACCGCCGACCCTGACCGAAATCGCATAGGAGTGCGAGATGGCTGAGAATTCCGATACCATAATCAGCGATGAAATGAAGCGAGCTATCGCGCCATTTGTGGCGTGCATGGAGTACATTGCTCAGGATGAAAGCGATGAGGAATGGGCGAAGTTTCGCTTGCTCATTGGGGACTATCGCCGTCTTGCCGCGCTGTCTGGAATGACGGCAGATGAAGCGCGCAGGCTCGCCGGTCATGAGTGACGGTATGACGCCCCTCGAACGCGCCGCGAAGTCGCTTTACGATCGTTGGCTGAAACAGCCAGACGTTGCTCGGGAGGCGGCTGCTGACGGGCCTCATCCCGCTTGGGATAGCGTCAGCGAAACTGCGAAAGCGAAGTGGTTGGGCGATGCCCGCGCCGCCCTGGAGGCGATCAGGGAGCCGAGTGAGAATATTCTGGAAGCCATGCGGCAAAGCATCCCGGTAGACGGTTGGGAATGGGAGTATCGGGATGAAGAAGCGCCCGATCACTGGCGCGCCATGATCGACGCAGCGCTGGAGGAAGGGTGAGTATGGAATGGAAGTTGCTCGCTGAGATCACCCCTGATCTTCTCGACGGACGCGCCGTCCTCGGCTTTAACGGGAAGCGCATGCAGGTCATCAACTATTTTGACGGTTCCGAGGGCGATGATCCGGGGTGGTACGTGGTGCGCGAATATCCGTTCGAGCCGACCCACATTGCCGAGATAGAAGCACCCTAGTCAACGGCGGTAAACGCCAGCCTGCGCCCGCCATATCGTGCGGGGCATGTACTTTGCCGACAGCCTCACGCTAGACGCCCCGCGCCGCACCAGCGACGGCTATTTGGCCGTCCGCGCGCGGGCCGCGCGTACCGGCGTGTATCAGTACACCGGCCGCGAAGTAGACCCCGAAAACCAGCACGGCTTGCGCGATCAGGCCATCGTCAACGTCCTGCGCGATGCGGAAACCGTGTTCGACAAGGCCGCTGCGCACTCCTTCATCGGTAAGCCGGTCACTGACGGTCATCCTTCTGTCGCCGTCAATGCCTCTAACTGGCGCGATCACGCTCGCGGCACAGTCATGGGCGCTCTCAAAGACGGCGAATACCTCGCTTTCGATCTGCTGCTGACCGACGCCAGCGCCATCGCCAAGATTGACGGCGGCAATCGTCAGTTGAGCAACGGATACGCCGCCGATCTTGAGTTCGGTGACTTCAAATCCGCTGACGGCACAGCCTGTCAGGCGCGCCAATCCAAGATCACCGGCGGCAACCATGTCGCCTTCCTCAAATTTGGCCGCGCCGGTTCCGAATGCGCCATCAAGGACGGTTTCGCCGTCTGTGATGCCCTCCCCTCCAACATCCTCGACACCCTCAAAACGGAGAAGCCCGTGAAGACCATGCTGATCGACGGGCTGACCGTCGACATGTCGAACGCCGATACGGCAATCGCCACTGTCCAGACCCTTATCGCCGCCCGCGACACCGCTACCGCCCAGGTCACCGACCTGACCGGCAAGGTGTCCACCCTCACCGCTGAGGGCCAGACCAAGGACGCGAAAATCACCACGCTCGAACAGCAGGTGAAGGACGCCAAGCCGACCCCGGCGCAGCTTCGCGATGCCGGCAAGGCTCTCCTGCTGACCGCCGGCCGCGCGAAGGCGCTGGGCGTCACCGTCACCGACGCGATGGACGAAGGCCAGATCATGGCCGCCACCGTCACCGCGAAGATGGGCGACATGTCCAAGGAATGGACCGCCGACCAGATCGCCGCTTCGTTCGCCGTGCTGACCAAGGACACGAAGGTCGATGACCAGGAGGTGCAGCCGATCGGCTCGCCGGTCGTGACGCTCGACGCGCAGACCACCCTCGCCGATGCGCAGCGGAAGGCTTCTGAAGCCCGCCGCAACGCCTGGAAGACCCCCGCCACCTCGGCCGCAGCGTAAGGAGCCACGATCATGGCAATCACGATTCAGACCACCTACGCTGAGGACTACCCCAAGGGCTATCCCGGCATGGTCGCCAATGGCGAAACCAGCAACCGCATCAGCCGCACGGTGGAAACCGCTGCTGGCGCGGCCTTCGGCGCTCCGCTCTATCGCGGCGCCGGGGACCATGGCTGCATCACCACCGTCGGCACGCTGGCGACCTTCCTGGGCTGGGCGATTGCCGATCGAGGCATTGTCCCGGCGGTCATCACCGGCGCTGTCGATACCTACCCGCAGTATGCGACCGCAGGCATCCTCACGCTCGGCGCGATCTACGTGACCGTCACGGGCGCAGTGGCCGACGGCCAAGCCATCACTGTTGGTACTGGTGCTGGCGCCGCTGACGGCATCGGCGCAACCGCTGCCGACGCAACCCACATCGCGACCGGATGGGTCGCAGACGAAACCGTTACGAACGGCGTTTGCCGTATCGTGCGCCGCTAAGGGGGCACATCAATGACCGGTCAGATTTTCGCCGACGCGCAGCAGGCCTTCGGCTTCGCTCGCCCCGCCCTCTACCGCACCCATGCGACCGTCATGGAAGAGAAGTACCCGGCGTTCAATTACGCCATGTACATCCCGACCAACGAAGACGGCGACATGTGGGATGTCGGCACGATCGTCACCTCGCTCACCGGCCCCGCCGGCAAGGCCGAGTACCTTTCGGGCAAGGGCTTCGACATCCCGAACACCTCGGCGCAGATGGCCCAGGGTGTGTCAAACTTCCACCTCGCCGGCTGCGGTTACGAACTGTCGCTGCAGGAAGTGAACCGCGCCTCCAAGATGGGCGTAGATATCAACAGCCGCGATGCTTCGGGCGCCCGCAAGATCGGCGAGAAGTTCATCTACGATCGCGCCATGACTGGCTCGACCGAGAAGGGTTTCACCGGCCTGCTGAACAACGCGACGGTTCCGACCGCGAACGTCCCCGCCGACGGCACGGGCGCGGCCACCACCTGGGCCACCAAGAACGCTGACCAGAAGGCGCGCGACATCAACCTCGCGCTCACCGACGTGTACACCAGCACGAAGGAAACCGAACTGGCCGACACGCTGTTGCTGCCGACCTCCAGCTTCCTCGATGCCTCGACGACCCGCATGGGCGACACGGGCATGACGGTCCTGGCGTTCCTGCAGCAGAACAACGCCTATACCGCGATCACCGGTCAGCCGCTGAACATCATGCCTGCGCGTGAGCTGGAAACGGCGGGCGCTGGCGGTACGAAGCGCATGGTTGCCTATGCCCGTAACCCCGGCGTGCTCGAGTTCTTCCTGCCGGGTGCGTTCACCTTCCTGCCGCTGCACCCGCTATCCTCGATGTCCTGGCGCGTCGACGGCATCATGAACGTCGGCCAGACCGAAATCTATCGCCCCAAGGGTGTCAGCTACCGGGATGGGATCTGATCATGAAGAAACTGACGAACTACCAGCTCGGCCCGCGCGGCGTGAACACCAAGGCCGGCACCGTCTGGATTGATCCCGGCCAGTCTGTCGAGATCGACGCGGACGAGATCATCGGCGATGTCCCTGACCTTGGGAAGAAGCCGGGCGCGTCTGCATCCGACGATAGCGAAGTGAAGGCCCTCGCCGCCCAGGTCGAAACCCTCACCAAGCAGGTCGACGCGCTGACCGGCGAGCGCGATGCGCTGGCGAAGGACAAAACGGCTCTGACCAAGGCCAACGCCGACCTCACCAAGCAGATCGACGCGCTGACCAAGCCCGCCAAGTAAGCGGCGCATCGCTCGCACACAGGGGCCGCTTCACTTCGGTGCGGCGGCCCTTTTCGTAAGGACCGACCATGGCCTACACCCGCCTCCCCCTCGCCACGTTTCAGGCCAAATACACCGCGTTCCCAACGCTGACCGAGCCCGGCTATGATGCATGGGCAACCGATGCCGAGGGCCGAGTAGGCGAAAACTACGGCGACGATCAGCAGCGCGCCACTGAGCTTCTGACGGCGCACCTGCTGGCGATCAACGCGGTAGGCGCGGCACCTGGCGTTGCCATGCTCGCCGCCACCGGGGCCACCCGATTCAAAAGCGGCACCTTCGATGCTGCCATCAGCGATAGCGTGATCAGCCGGCGGGCGAAGGGTGGTTATCAGGCCACGGTTTGGGGCCAGCAATTTGCCGAGATCCAGCGAGCGCTGTTCGGCGCGCCGCGCCTGGTCGGCTTCCTCGGGACGCCGTGCTGATGGACATGCCCAGCGCCTTCGCCGGCATCGGCCTCGCGTTCTCCGCGGTATTCGGCGGGCCGTACTGGCCTGCCCGAATCATCACTCAAGGCGAGATCGAGTACGACGACGGCGGGTCGATCATTCCCGGCAGCGGCGAGCCAACGCGACGTGACTGCATGGCCCAGGTCGATGCCGCCACGCTGTCCATGCGGCAGGCCGAGGGCTTCATCGAGAAGGACCGCCGCATCATCGTCCTCGCGGACACGCTCACCGGCGAAATCTCCACCGAGGATCGCATCGAGCTGCTGCAGGGCCCGTTCGCCGGGTTGTGGGGTATCGAGAGCGTTGATCGCGACACAGGCGCCGCCGGGTTCGAGCTGAGCGGGAGGCAGGGGTAATGGCATCCGTCCTGATCCGCGAGACTGAACGCGCTGCCATCATCACGTTGAGGGCCAATGCACCGCTCATCGCCATTCTCCCGAAGACTTCGATCGATCCCCAGCCCAAAACTGCGGGCTTTGATGCGCAGGGCGCGCCAGTGTGGCCGTTCGTCCGGCTCGACGCATCCCAAGCAATCCCGCGCGGCCGAGGATGCACCGCCCGGTCAGAGGTGAGGTTCCGGCTGCACTCGTTCGCCAAGCCGCGCTTCACTTCGTCCTCGCAGATCATCGAGACGGCAAAGGACCATGCCGGCCGCCTCAATGACGCGGTTGTGGAGGCGATCCATGGCCATGCATTCGTTGTCGCCGGGCGGCGGTACCGCTTCATCGTATCATCTGCTGATCTGATGCAGGACGGCGCCGAGGCAGATGCTTATCACGGCATCGCGGCAGTCGTTGCACGGGCCTACAGAGGCTGATACCTAACCGGGATGGAATCCCCGATCTCTGAGCGCGTCATGCGAGCCTTCATCGAGCAGATGATCCGCACGGGAGTGGTCGATCAGGACGACACCAACGACACCGCAGACCATCTTGATCGTACCGGCGATTCCGACGCGGCCCACGAACTGCGCTGCATCATCCTGGACGCCATGACATCGGACCCAGCGGATTATGGCCCATGCGCCGACAAGCCGCGCCTTGTGGGCATTGACGGCGGTAAATCAGAGGGCTGACGTGCCTTAGTCTCTGGCAAACTTGCTGGAGAATTGCCCGTGTCCGAGCCAAATAGCGCCGATTTCGCCCTGCTCAAGATCAAGACCGCAGATGGCCCGCCCGTCGTTATGACGCTCCTGTGCGGCATCGAGAACGTGACGATCAACCGCAGCGTCAACATGACCGAGCGCTATCGCCGCGACTGCGCGAAGCCGAACCGCCCCGGCACCCGCAAGATTCGCAACAACGGCAATTCCTGGAACATCAGCGGTTCCGGCGAAGACAATATCGACATCGAGACGGCCTATACCGGCGCGTTCGGCGTGAAAAAGGAATACGACGTCGAGTTGTACCACGACGATGACACCGATGGAGGCGAGTTGCTCGGGACTTATAGCGGCGTCGCCATGATGACGGCGCGAAATCAGGCGTTCGCCATCGACGGGGACACCTCGGGCACGGCCGACATCACCCTTGAGGGCGAAGGCGATCTGGTCTGGGTGGCCGCTGCCTGATGGACACGGCTATCGAGCGGGAATTCGCCGGCGGCCGGTTCACCTTCTACCTCCCGCTTCCAGCAGTGCTGGCGGTAGAAAAGGGCCCGGTCACCCCAGCCTTGCGCAGCCGCGAATACCCCGTCTCGATGTTCCAGCTTTACGATGAGCTATCCGCCGGCATCGCCATCGACCCGGACGGCTCTCTGGTGCGCGTCCCCGGCGGCAGTATCTTCGCTGGCGACCTGCACAACATCATCGAGCGGGCGCTGATCGGGGGAAACGCTGGCGAGAAGGATGGCGACAAATTCGAGGTCGACACCAAGCTGGCCACCCGCCTGGTCAATGAAAACCTGCTGCGCAACTTCGAAGGCTGCGCGCTTCTGGCGTGGGACATCCTGCACGCCACCATCAAGGGCGTTTCGCTCAAAAAAAAAGCCGACCCCGTAAAGCCGAAGCGCCAGCGCCGTTCCGCCGCGGGCAAGTGATCGCCAACTGCGGCGGGATGGGGTTGGATTACCGGGACCTATCGCTGGGCGAGTACCTTGAGGCTCTGGAAGCTCACAACGAGGCGCACGCGGCGCCGGGCTCGGACAGTCGTGGCCCGGCTGACCCTGAGCGCCTGCGGCGGTTTGTTGATGCGCATCGGGTGCACTGAGGGCTAGGCAACCCCCGCCCAAGCTGGCACGTCATAGATCATGAGATCGATAGCCATACTACTCGCGGGATTCGCAGTCGCCACCGCTTCCGTCGCGCTCGCCGGTCCTGAAACCGACTTCCCACATCGCGATTGGGGTAATGTGGCTACCCTCGATATGCCGGCCGCTGATGCTGTAAGCTGCATCGCCCGTGAGATGGACAAGAGTGGTTCGGTGCTGGTCCTGCCGACGACCGGCGGAACAGATATCGATTACACGCTGTCAGGTGGGCTTATGAACCAAAATGCGGGCGAGCCATACATGCGCTTCAAGGTCCGCGCCGATGCCGCAGGAGTGACGTTGCGCGCGTTCTATCGCCGTCCGCTGTCTCAGAAGGCGACCGACAAAACCATAGCTGGGTTGCAGAAGCGCTGCCTTAGGGTGGAGAAGGTGCTGCCCGTCGCGCCCTGACCCGTCTTACTCGACGACTTGGTCATTTTTGGCTGACCACTCGCCAACGCTCTCGACGGTGCCCGGCGTAGCAAGCCACCAGAATATCGCAACGATAGCCAGAACGATCAAGCCAAGCGTACCCCAGCGCTCGCGCGAATACTCTTTAAGACCCACCTCCATTTGCGATCCGTCAAACCCGCTCGCGCAGTGCGGGCATTTGATGGCTTGGGCGTCGATCCGCTTCCGGCAGTAGGGACAGGTCTTCACGAATCTCTCCGAATGATGCCACAAATGCGTAGGCGGTAATCTTCGCCGGGGGCAACCCGTACCGTTACCGTCATGCCCGAGGTCGACCCTGCCACGCTGAGCCGCTTTGTCGCAGCGACCACCAAAATGGCGTCCGCTCGCGATCAAGCGCGCATCACTGACCAGCATGTGGCGATCAACCCCAACGATCGCGAGGCTGTTTACCGCCGCCTCAGGCGCTCTGCGTCTTCCATCGGCGCCATGTTTCGGGGTCTGGAAAAGGAGATCGGCTCGGAGCCAGCCCTTGAATTCACTGCCACCTTGGTAGCTCGCGGCGTGGAGGTGGCGGGCAATGGCAACGCGTAGAACCGGCTCG